TTAGGTTCTGGATTTAATGCAGAAGATGTAAAGTTTTTATCACAGTTACAATCTGTTCCTGGTGGTGCAGACCAAATCAAAAACATATTACAAGGTATTTGGGATTCAAGTGTTAATGATGCATACAAAGGTAGTTCATACAATCTTACTCTTGCATCAATGAGACCAAGATTAATTAAAGAAGGTAACTTTGATGAGCGTGGAAGAGATGCAGATTTTGTATCTGAACTTCTTACACTTGCACCAGAAGACTTAAACAAAAATGCAAGAAAGTATTTTTTATCTATTAATGATGAAGGTGCATTAGCAAAGATGGCATCAAGTCTAAAAGGACAAGGATTAAGTGGAGTTATTTATAACCCCGCGTAGGAGATAATATGGCACAAGTAACAGTATTTACAGCAGACGGTAGATTTAGCACAACAGCAAATGATGAAGCTAGAGAGGGTGAAGAACGTTCAGAATTACAAAGATTACTTGCAGGAGATATTCCTGGTCGTGAAGGATTTGAGGGTGGTAGTGTAGGTAGTCCACCACCTGGTACTCAATTAGAAGGTAGTGATGATGATGATTTTAATGCAAAACTAGAAGCAGCTTTAGGTAGATTTGGTCAACCAAATCCTGTTGATATTCCAGAGTTTGTACCTACACCAAATCAAATAGAATCTCTTGTACCATGGTTGGCAGGTAAAGGAGACTTACTACAAATATACACAGATTCATATATTGAAACAGGTAGTGGTGATTTTGCTATAGCTGCAGTAAGACAATCAGAAAGTTATTCAACATTTTATCCAGGTATAACTAGAGATGATGGTTCTTTAAGAATGAATGAAACACAATATGAATCAACACGAGAAGGTTTTTTTAGAATACTTTTAGAGAATGGTTTAAATCCTACAATATTTGATGGACTTGGAAAGGTTGCATCATTAATTGCAGGAGACGTATCAGTGCCAGAATTTAAAACAAGAGTAGAACAAGCAAGAGCTGCATTTGTAGATAATCCTTTAGCTGAAGAAATAAAGTCATACTACACAGCAAACTTTGATATTAACTTAAGTGATAATGCTGTATTTGCTGCAGCACTAGACCCTGATATGTCAATAGCTATATTATCTAATCAGATAGACCAAGCAGAAATAGGAGCTGAAGCTGCACTTAGAAACTTAGATTTAAATACAACACAAGCCCAGAGATTATTACAAGCAGGTATAACACAACAAGGAGCATCAAGATTATTTGCTAGAGGTGCAGATACTATTGGTACACTTAATAGATTGAGTAGAATACAAAATCGTGATGTAAGTTTTAACGTAGAAGATGTAATTCAAAGTCAAGTCTTTCAAGACCCTGAAGCTATAAGAGAACAGAATACATTGATAGCCCAACAAGCATCAGGTAGTTCAGCAGTTCTTGGTGCTGCAAGAACACAGTCTGGAGCTGTTGCAGGATTAGAAGAAGTATAGTATACTATATGTAGTGCCTGACGAGGTCGGCACGCTAAATATAGGGTCGTAACTCGATAACACCACCAAGGTGTGTTGTCTGTCATTCGTAAACCCTTGTGTACAATCCCTTTAATTACCTAGCGATTATTGTTATGGGATTTTTATATGCTAGAGAAAATGGAGATAATAATGGAAGAAAATACACAACAAGTTACTACAGAAGAAGTTGAAGATGAATCTACTGATGGAATCAAACAACTTAGAGAAGAGTATAAAAAGCTTAAGGCTGAGAACAAACAGTTCAAAGCTAATGCTATGAGTTCTGCTTTAAGTTCTTTAGGACTTGAACCAGATAAAGGAATAGGTAAAGCTGTTACAAAACTTTATGATGGTGATTTAACAGTAGAAGCAATTCAGGAATTTGTTGCTCAAGAGTTTGGAGAAGTTAGTAGTTCTGAACAACCTAGCCAACAACCTGATATCAACTCAAATGTAGTGGAAGCTCAATCTCGAGTAGAGCAACTTAATAAGATTGGTGTGAATAACGAACCTACTGATGTTCGTCAAGAATTTCAAAAGTTCGTAACAGATTCCAGTAACTCAACCAGAGATGTTATCAACGCAAAATTGCGTATGATTGACACTCTAAAAGAACAAAACAAGTAAATAATTTATAGGAGAAGATAAAAATGGCAAATATATCGTTAACAAATAATACGATTTATGCACAAAACATTAATAACTTCGCTGGTGAATTGTTTAAAGTTGGTGGTCAAAGAACACCTTTACTA